CCTAACGATACGGATGGTAAAGCCTTTGTTGCACAACTAAAACAGTATCTGAATAAGGAATCTTACAAGATTAGGGTTCGTGGTCAGTATCTTGATGATAAGACTAAACAATCAGAAGGTTGGAAGCGTTACGAAATGGGTCAACCAATCGATAAATCAAAGTGTCTAAGGGTTTATGTAGACACCAAATAGGGAGAAACACGATGACTATATATAATGTAAAATTTGTTTTAGAAGTAGATAAAGTAAATGATGTGAGTACACACGAAGATGCATATTCTCGTCATTTGTCACCTGAGTATAAACAAAAGGAATTTGTTTTGAAGGAATTGGCAAATAGAATGTATCTGAATAAACAACAAACTGAAAATTTGCTTAACTACTTTTTAATTTCTACTGATGAAGGTGAAGACTTTGACATAGCACTAGAAGAAAGGTATTAACATGACTATCAATAAAAAAATGTCAATCATTGACAAATTGAATGAGCAACAAAAAGAAAGGTTGCTTACAGAAATTAATAACTTAAAAGATATCGTGAATGATGTACAAGATACATGTCCTATCGACTATCACAAGGTTATTAATCTTGGTGGCTTAGAATATTTTTTAGCTGAGATATTTAACTTAGAGTTACCTAAACATGACGATTGTCATCATACTAATAGGTGGCGAAACTATAAGATTAAGAAATCTTCTGGTAATGAATAAAAGTTGCTACTGAGTATAGGGGTGATGGGTATCTGTACAACACAATATCAGTTGACTTTATATTCAGTATAAACTATAACTATAATATAAAATTAAACAATGGAGAATGCTATGCCTTTAGATGGTATATTGGAAGACACTAAATTAATTAACATAAACAATGAGTTAGACTTTAAAGTTTCATTTGAGCCTACAAAGTTTAATAAAAAGAAGTATGTTATCAATGAAACTACAGGAGAATATATCGGTGTAGTGGGTAACAGTTTTAACTGTGCTTCACATCCTGACTTCTTCAAAGGTGTAGCTGATGTTATACAAGACAACAGAACTGCTGATGAATTAGAGGGTGCTACGGTAAAATCATTTTCGTCACGTAACAATGCATGGGGTATGGTTGATATCACACTACCTAATGTACGGTCACTAATCACGACAGACAAGCATCAGACAAGCTTACATGAGAGAATAATTGGATTACATGCAGTAGACGGTTCTTGTTCTAATCAAGTATTCTTTGGGCAGATAGATAGCTTCTGTACAAATGGTCAAGTTGGTGGTGAACATGATAAGATGCGTATGAAGAATACATCTAACTTCTGTATGGATAGGTTCATACAAGAACTTAAAGATGCTAGGCAAAACTTCTATGCTCAATCTGAAAACTTACAAAGGTGGGCAGAAACACCAATGCCTATATTAGTTAATGTTATAGACATACTAAAAGAGATTATCCCATCAGAAAGAAAAGCTGAGAAGATGGCTAGTCTTTACGCACAAGAAGCACAGACAAGAGGTGCTAATGTGTTCAGTCTGTACAGTGCATTCACTAACTACTCAAGCTATGCAGATGCACAGAATGGTTTCATACTAAGAGATACTGGTAACGATACCAAAGCTGAATCAATGTGGCAGAGAGAACATGAGGTATCTAAGTGGTTGTCTAGTCCTAAGTTCAAAGCACTAGTAGCAGCATAGGGAGTTCAATATGAAAAAGAAATTGCCACGATATTTACAGGAGCAGAAATATGGAAACGGTATGGTTTTTTACAGATATAATCCTACTGCTAGATATATTGATGAAGGCATTGTCACACGTACTAACTTAGGTTCTGATTTGTCAATAGCAAAAAGACAAGCTAATGAATTTAACAAATTGATTGATGCATTTTTGCAACAAGAATCTGCAATTGTGTCTGTACAAAACAATCCTACTGTACAAGGTTTAGCAAATGAATATTTATTATCTAGTGATTTCAATATGTTAGCAGATAAATCTAAACAAGATTATCAATACTTCATAAAAAATATGTTACTGACTAATGTTGATGGCAGACCTTTGTCAAGAATATATTTAAAAAATATGACGAGTTCTAAAGCAAAGAAAGCGTATGAAGTATGGCTAACTCGTGGCATTTCTATGGCTAATCATGTCTGCTCTGTATCAAGAAAGATGTACTCTTATGGAATGGAGATGGGTTATGTACAAAGTAATCCATTCTCTACTTTCAAATGTAGAACAACTAAAACTAGAAAAACTCTTTGGACAAGGGAACAAGTCAAACAATTTCTAGATTACGCCTATTCTAATTTTAAAACACGTAACTTAGGTTTAATTGTACAAATGGCTTATGAATGGTGTCAAAGAATTGGCGATATGAGATTGTTAAAGTTTGAATACATAGATTTTGACAATGGTATTTTACATCTAGAGCAATCAAAACGGAGAGCCACAGTACATCTTCCCATTAGTGATGAACTGCTATCTATGCTTGTACAGCAGAAAGAAGACTATGGATTCCAAGAATATGTTGCACCCACGCCAAATGCGATTAGAGGAGCATACAAGCCATATAGTCTTCATGGTATATCCAAGCTAGGAAGAAAGGCTATGTCCTCTGCAGGGTTGTCTAATGAGCTACGATTGGCAGACTTACGTAGGACAGGTACAACTGAGATGGTTGAAGCTGGTGTTTCTATGGGTCAAATAATGTCTGTTACAGGACATGCAAATCCCAATAGTGTGATACCTTACATGAAAAATACTTACCTTAGTGCAAAAAAAGCATTGACAACACGTGAATCCGTTGTTATAAGCACAAGGCAAGTGCCGAACAGCTAACATATATATTAACATATATATGATACATATAAGTGATATATACATATGAATATAAAACAATATATAAATGATTTACATTTAACTGTAGGTGAGAGTAGACGAATGAATTGTCCTAACTGTAATAGTTACAATACATTTACTGTGACCAATAACATGGGTTCAGTATTATGGAACTGTTACAAGTTATCGTGCAGTTTATCTGGTAGTTCTCGTGTTACAATGAGTGTAGATGATATTCGCACTGCAATGGACAGACAGATAGCTAATCAAAAAGATGAGACGTTTAGTTTTCCTGAACACATAGTACCTCATGGTAATCGTAAGGCAGTTACTATGTGGTGTGATGAGTGGAAATTATCTGCTGACCAACTTAACTTGTACTACGATGTCAAAGAGAATAGGGTTGTGTTTCCTGTCACTAGCAAAGGTAAGATTGTTGATGGTGTAGGTCGTGCATTAGGTAGAGTTAAACCTAAATGGAAACGATATGGAAAAAACACCTTGCCTTATTCTCATGGCTGTGGTAGAACTGCTGTTGTTGTTGAGGATTGTGTTAGTGCAGCTGTGGTTGCAAGCACAAAAATTGTTGGGGTTGCTGTGCTAGGAACATCTTTAGGTGAATCACATAAGCAATATCTTTCACAGTTCTCAACAGCAATAATTGCCTTAGACCCTGACGCATTAAAAAAGTCTTTACAGTTCACAAGAGAATTACGTACTTACGTGAAAGATGTAAAGGTACTGAAACTAACAGATGATTTAAAGTATGGTCATTCTGTTGATATGATAAACTTAATAAGCCTAACCCCAAAGGAGTAAAATATGGAGTTATCATTAATACGAAGTCTCATGGACAAGACGTTCTATGATGAACATAGGGGTGCTAAATGCCCTAATAGATTATTTAGCAAAGATGTTAGAAAGATAAAAGATGCTCTAGACAAAGCAATGGATACATATGAGAGGACTGTTACACCTGACGAGATTGAAGCCTTGTTCATGTCAAACAATCCGACCATGACCACTGCACAGAAACAAGCATACTCATCTTTATTTGGTGGCATCAAACGTGAACAACCAATGGGAGAAGACATTGCACAAGAAGTTCTTTCTAAGATGTTTCAACAAGTGGTGGGTGAGGATATTGCTAATCTTGGCTTTGACTATGTCAATGGTTCTCAATCTACACTTGAACCTCTTCGTCATATTTTGGAGCAGTATGGTGATGATTTTACTCCAAATCTAAATATAGAATGGGAAGACATAAGTATAGAGTCTTTGCTATCTAAGAATGATTTGGAAGCACGATGGAGTTTTGGGATACCGAGCCTTACAAGAGTTGTCGAAGGTGTAAATGCTGGACACTTGATTGAGGTAGGTGCTAGACCAAACACAGGCAAGACATCCTTTCATGCAAGTCTTATTGCATCTCCCGGTGGCTTTGCACATCAAGGTGCTAGATGTATTATCTTGTGCAACGAAGAAGGTCCTCATAGAGTTGGAGCACGTTACTTGACGGCAGCGACAGGCATGACAATGCATCAAGTCAAGGACAATCCACAAAGAGCACAAGAGTTATATGGCAAAGTTAGAAAGCATATTGATATTAAAGATGCATCTAATCGTGATATGGCTTGGGTTGAGAGTGTATGTAAGTCATACAAGCCTGACGTAGTTGTATTGGACATGGGTGATAAGTTCGCCAGAAGTGGTGGTTTTGCTAGACCTGATGAAGCACTCAAAGCAAATGCTATCTATGCAAGACAAATAGCTAAAACACATAACTGTGCTATGTTTTATATGTCTCAACTATCTGCTGAAGCAGAGGGTAAGATTGTTCTTAATCAATCAATGATGGAAGGCAGTAGAACTGGTAAAGCTGCTGAAGCAGACTTGATGGTATTGATTGCAAAGAACCCACCTCTTGAGGGTCAAGATGAGGAAGGTCCTGAGAGACATTTAAATGTTGTTAAAAATAAGTTGACAGGTTGGCATGGTAGTGTTACTTGTCAATTGGATTATAAAACAGCTAGGTATACTGCATGAGTTATCCAAACAAAATGACTTACATTAATAGAAAAAAAGCCGTTACTTTAGGCTTGGAATCTAAGTATGGTTTAACACGAGATGATGGGTACTTCTTTGCATGGTACTATATGAGAAATAATAAAATATATGAAATGTGGCATTCTCCTACAACAAGAGAAAAGTATAAAATTAGACATGAACTTGATAGAAAAAAAACATCAATAAGAGCAAAAAAGTTTATAGCAAGAGTAAAACTTCGTTTTCGTTGTTGTTTATGTGGTTATGGCAAACATTCTCACGCTTTACAATTTGACCATATAGATGTTAAAAATAAACTATGTAATATAAGTAGTATGACTTTATACTCATTAGAAAAGGTAAAAATGGAAATGAGGAAGTGCCGAGTTTTATGTGCTAATTGTCATGCAGAGCATACTGCAAAACAGATAGAAGAAGGAGTGTTTAATAATGAAGCTAACACTTGATGTAGAAAATACTGTTACTCATAGAGATGGTAAGTTACATCTTGACCCCTTTGAGACTGACAACAAACTTGTTATGGTAGGTTGCCTTACGGATAATGGTGAGGAGTATTTGTACAGAGATAGCTTTGATGGTGTGCAAGAACTATTAGACCAAGCAACTATCCTTATAGGACATAACATAGTACACGACTTATTATGGTTATGGGAATGTGGATTGAAGTATGATGGTCCTGTATTTGATACAATGTTAGTTGAGTATGTTTTACAACGAGGTATCAAACAACCACTATCTCTAGAAGCATGTGCTAATAGATATGACTTGGCTACTAAGAAACAAGATACTATGAAAGACTACTTCAAGAACAAAGTACCTATTGATGAGATACCTAAACAAGAGTTGTCTGATTATTTATCTGCTGACTTAAAAGCAACACAAGAATTATCAGATGTGTTATACAAGAAACTAAACACAGAAGATTACTCAAAGTTAATGAGTACAGTTTTACTAACTAACAAAGTTGCTCTTACACTAGCTAGAATATATCAAACAGGTTTTACTGTAGACACTAGTAAGTTAGACGAAGTAAGAGTTGAGTTTGAAACAGAAAAAAGTGATATAGAACAAAGACTTAACAAGCAAGTACATAGTCTAATGGGTGACACACCTATCAATCTTAATAGTCCAGAACAAATGTCTTGGGTTATATATAGTAGAAAACCTAATGATAAAAGTCTATGGGCAAATAACTTTACTCCTTATATGGATACAAGAGATTATAAGAAGTGTGTAGAGAATAATTCTACTATTGTTTATAAGACTGATGCACGTAGGTGTGGTACTTGTCTAGGTGTAGGTCAAATAAGAAAGGTTAAGAAAGATGGAACTCCTTATTCTAGACCAACTAACTGTAACGATTGTGATAGTAGTGGCTACCATTTTATTGCAAATCAGAAGATAGCAGGATTAAAGTTTAATGCACCTAATGCTAAATGGGTTAGTGCTAATGGATTTAGTGTTAACAAAAGTAACTTAGCATTACTTCAAGGTGTTGCACGAAAGAATGATATGCAAGAAGCATTAAGCTTTCTAACTGACTTACAGAGACTGTCTGCATTAGATACTTATCTATCATCATTTATACATGGCATATCAACTTATATGAAGCCTGATGGCAAGTTACATGTTAGGCTTCTACAACACAGAACATCTACAGGTAGGTTTAGTGGTGCAGACCCTAATATGCAGAACATGCCTAGAGGTGGTACATTCCCTGTTAAGAAAGTATTCATATCAAGATGGAGTGGTGGCAAGATACTTGAAGCTGACTTTGCTCAGTTAGAGTTCCGAGCCGCTGCCTACCTATCACAAGACGAGGTTGCTATAGATGAAGTCACTACTGGATTCGATGTTCACTCATATACGTCTAAAGTTATTACAGATGCGGGTCAATCGACTTCTCGCCAAGATGCAAAAGCACACACCTTCGCACCACTCTACGGTGCAACAGGATTTGGAAGAACAAAAGCTGAAGCAGCATACTACACACACTTCACAGAAAAGTATCAAGGAATCAAGTCATGGCACTCCAGATTGGCTACGGAAGCTATGAACACGGGTATGATTACAACACCGTCAGGTAGACAGTTCTCATTCCCAGATATAAAAAGATTAACAAATGGTAAGGTTACAAACTTTACACAGATAAAGAATTACCCAGTGCAATCGTTTGCTACTGCTGACATAGTTCCTCTCGTGTTAGTTCATATAGAGAATAAGTTAGTTAGTATGAAGTCTTGCTTGGTTAATAGTGTCCATGATTCTGTAGTCATTGACGTTCATCCCGAAGAGGTCAAACAAGTATTATTTCTTATCACAGAAATTAATAGAGAGTTGACACAACTAATCGAATCACATTTTGCAATAAAGTTTAATGTTCCACTACTATTAGAATCAAAAATAGGAGATAATTGGCTTGACACTAAAGACGTTGCGTGATATAACTACAAAACTTAAAATAAAAGCGAGGTTCACATATGAGTGATTTAACGACTATTGATACAAATAACTATGCCGCTATGGCAAAAGCTATGGGTATCGCTGGAGAAGATTCTTCTGCTTCAAAGAAGAGTAGCACCCTACCAAGACTGAAGATACAACATAAGCCTATTATGGGCGAGGGTGAGATGAATGGTAAATCAGTAAAGCTTGAGGTTATAGATGGCGGCAACTATCTACTTGACCCTTTAGATGGCAACGTGGTTTATGCTTCATCAGCAACTATACGACCTTTTATGCAAAGATATATGTATAAAAGATATGTTCCAAACTTATCAGCTAAGGCAGGTGAGAAAAAGGGCGATTACGTCAAGACTGTAATGGCTGATAGTTTAAACATAGACTTGAAAGATACTAATGGTGGATTTAACTGTGGTAAGCCTGCAGGTTATGTCAAGGACTTTCAAGCACTACCTAAACATCAACAGGACTTATTGAAGTCAATTAAGAGAGTTCGTGCTATCTTTGGATTAGTAACATTGAATGATGCTAAGACAGCAGATGGTAAGCCTGTTGATTTGCCTGAGTCTCCTTTCATATGGGAAATTGATAATCGTGATGCTTTTAAGATTATGGGTGTACCATTTACTAAGTTAGCACAAATGAAGAGACTACCAGTGCAACATAACATTGTGATTACCACAGAGGGTCATAAATCAAATAACGGTGATACTTTTTATCTGCCACAAGCAAGTTTAGATATCACAAATACTATATCTTTAACAGATGCAGACCAAACTATGTTCTCTGATTTTATGTCTTGGGTACAGAATTACAACGAGTGGGTTATAAACACTTGGAGTGAAAAGTCATCTAAGGACATAAGTCAATCTGATAAAGATACAGTTGATAGTTTTATTGATATAGACAATCAAGAAGAGGTAGCATAATGCACCATCCAGCGGAATTGGCGATTCATCAGTATCTAGAAAATGCCACTAAAGGAGAAACTCGAATGAGTGACTCCACTATTGATAGAATAGGAGAGGAAATAAAAGATGCTTTAAAACGTCAATTCGCTGGAGGTAATAAACGAGATGAGTTTAGATTTCGTATGTCTAATGTAGGCAGACCTTCGTGCCAACTATGGTTTCAAAAGAATCATCCAGAAAAGGCACTACCTAAACCTACCACATTCGTTATGAATATGATGTTAGGTGATATTGTTGAAGCAGTGTTTAAAGGATTACTGACTGAAGCAGGTATGGAATACAAAGATAATACTGAAGTAGAATTAAAGTTAGATGGCAACCTATCAATCAAAGGAACTTATGACATTGTTATGAATGATGCTGTAGATGATATTAAATCTGCATCTGATTGGTCATACAAGAATAAGTTTGAATCCTATGAAACACTTAAAGATGGTGACGGCTTTGGTTATATAGGACAATTGGCAGGCTATGCAAAAGCATCAGGACACAAGGTTGGTGGTTGGTGGGTTGTAAACAAAGCTAATGGACAGTTTAAATATGTTCCTGCAAGTAATATGAACTTAGAAGAAGAGTTAGACACTATAAAGAAAACTATAGCTACAGCAGAAGAGAAAGAGTTTAAGAGATGCTTTGAGCCTGTACCTGAGTTCTTTCGGAAAGTGTCAACAGGTAATATGGTTCTAAACTCTAACTGCAAGTTCTGTGATTTTAGAAATACATGCTTTCCTACACTAAGAGAGTTGCCTGCACAGATGTCTCAAGCTAAAGAACCTAAGATGGTTCAGTATGTTAAGTTAAAAGGCGAAGCTTAGTGTCACCTCACAAAGTCAGACGTGAAGCTATAAAGTATGGATATCGTAGTGGCTTAGAACATAAGATATCTATTTATCTAAAAGAAAAGAAATGTCAATATACATATGAAAGTATAAAGATTGAATGGGAAGATTTAGCATATAGAACATATACCCCAGATTTTATATTGTACAATGGTATCATAATCGAAACTAAGGGTAGGTTTTTAGCAGCTGACAGACGTAAGCACTTAGCAATAAAGAAACAGCATCCTAAGCTAGACATAAGATTTGTATTTACTAATAGTAGTAGCAAGCTTAGTAAAGGTGCTAAGTCTAGCTATGCTCAATGGTGTATTAGACATGGTTTCAGATATTATGATAGAATTATACCTGAAGATTGGCTGAAAGAAAAAGGTAAAAATAAACATGCAAACTTCATTAAGTTTGTAGGAACTAAGATAAGGAGAAAGTAGTATGGATTATAAAGGAAAAGGTGTAATGCCTGAAGATTTTTTTATTAAAGTAAATCCACATCTTAACAGCAAGGGTAAATGGAACGGTGGTATTGAAGTTGCAATATTACCTAATGAAAACAATCCCTTAGATGATGATGATTACTATCAAGTTGAACATATATGCAAGATGCTATGCTCAACACTTAACTTGTTAGAGACAGAACCTAAGCTTAGAGACAAGATAAATGATTATGTTGTAAATGTGTTTGACAAAGAAGAGCAGAAGTTCTATAAAGAAGACACCCCTAAAAAAACATATGAAGACAATATAATTAATGTGTCTTTTGTGAAGTCTGATACTTAATGAGACATATGGAGTTTATGAAGATGATGGAAGACAAAGAGTTATCTAAGTTACAAGAAGATATGATTAATCATCCTAGACACTACAATGAATCTGGAATTGAATGTATTGATGCCTTGCAAGCTATGTTAGGTGATGGCTTTGATGCTTATCTACAAGGTAATATAGCTAAATACTTATGGAGATTTAAGTATAAGAATGGTATAGAAGACTTGAAAAAAGCACAATGGTATCTGAATAAACTCATTGAGGTATATGATGACGATAAGAGTTAAGATAGTCTGTACCATCACCGTTGACCCAGACGAATATGCAATACCGGCAGACGGTGAATTAACAGAAGAGTTTGAAGACTACATAAGAGAATTTTTTTATGATATTGATGGAACAAAAATAACCCAACTAAAAGTAATAACGGAGACATAAATGATTAGCAATTACCTACCAACAGATTATCAAAACTTCATTGCACTATCTCGCTATGCAAGATGGAAAGACGAAGAACAAAGAAGAGAAAATTGGTCTGAAACAATAGATAGATATTTTAGTTATATGGAAAGCCATTTAAAAGATAATCATGGATATACTGTAACTAAAGCATTAAAAGAGAAACTGTCTGCACAAATAATGAACTTAGGAGTTATGCCTAGTATGAGAGCCTTGATGACATCAGGACCTGCTTTAGATAGATGTCATGTTGGTGGTTATAATTGTAGTTATATACCTGTTGATAGTCCTCGTGCATTTGACGAATGCATGTATGTTCTTATGTGTGGAACAGGTGTAGGTTTCTCTGTAGAAAGAGAAGTAGTAGATAAACTTCCTATCGTTAATGAGCATTTTGAAGACAGCACTACGGTCATACATGTCGCAGATAGCAGACCCGGTTGGGCAAAAGCTTTAAGAGAACTCATTGCTATGTTATATGTAGGTCAAGTTCCTACATGGGATACATCACAAGTAAGACCTGCAGGTGCAAGACTAAAAACTTTTGGTGGTAGGGCATCTGGACCTGCTCCACTAGAAGAGTTATTTAGATTCTGCATACAGAAGTTTCAAGGTGCTAAAGGCAGAAGACTATTTCCTATTGAGTGCCACGATTTAATGTGTAAGATAGGAGAAGTTGTAGTTGTTGGTGGTGTTCGTAGGTCTGCTCTTATATCATTGTCTAACTTAGGCGATGACCAAATGAGACATGCTAAGTCAGGTCAATGGTGGGAGAACGAAGGGCAGAGAGCATTAGCTAATAACTCTGTAGCATTTAAAGGTAAGCCTGAGATGGGTACATTCATGCGAGAGTGGACATCATTATATGAATCTAAGTCAGGTGAACGTGGTATATTTAATAGACAAGCAGCTAAAGTAAAGGCACTAGAGAATGGTAGACGAGATGCAGACCATTACTTTGGTTGTAATCCATGTAGTGAGATTATACTTAGACCATATCAGTTCTGTAATCTTACAGAGGTAGTGTGCAGAGTTACGGATGGCTTAGAATCCTTGAAAGAAAAAGTACGTATGGCTACAATCTTAGGTACATTCCAATCAACTCTTACTAACTTTAAGTACTTGCGTAAGATATGGAAGGATAATACAGAGGAAGAAAGACTATTAGGAGTTTCCCTAACAGGTATTCTTGATTGCCCTATATGGACACCTGAAATATTAGAAATACTAAGAGATGTAGCAATAGAAACTAACAAGAAGATGGCTAAAGACTTAGGTATTCCACAAGCAACTGCAATAACTTGTGTTAAACCTAGTGGCACAGTTAGTCAATTAGTTGATAGTGCTTCAGGTATTCATGCTAGACACAATGACTATTACATCAGAACTGTACGTGGTGATAACAAAGACCCACTCACACAGTTTATGAAAGATAGTGGCATACCAAGTGAGCCATGTGTTATGAAGCCTGACAGCACAACTGTGTTCAGCTTTCCTATGAAGTCACCTTCAGGTGCTACGACTAGGACAGAGATGTCTGCTATAGAACAGTTAGAGTATTGGCTCATGTTCCAAAGACATTGGTGTGAACACAAGCCTTCTGTTACTGTATCTGTTAAGGAAGATGAGTGGATGGAAGTAGGAGCATGGGTATATAAAAACTTTGATGAAGTATCAGGTATATCATTCCTACCATTTAGTGACCATACATATGCTCAAGCACCTTATCAAGATATAACAGGTGGAGAATACGAGCAGTTGTATAAAAAGATGCCTGCGTCTATAGATTGGTCTAAGTTAGCAGACTATGAGAAAGAAGACACAACTAGTGGTGGAAGGGAACTTGCTTGTACAGCAGATGCGTGTGAAATGGTTGACATTCAGGCTAGTTAATGTTAGAAGGTAGTCAATTACTTTGGTGGCAATGGTGGTTATTAATAGCCATTTCCATCAACACTACCATAAATTTAATAGTGTTCTTCAAAGGTAGGAAGTTACACATCAGAGAGTTATTACATCTAAAACCAAAAGGGAGAAACAAATGAGAGACATGATATTGCAAGCAATAAAGACTAAACTACTAGGAGAGATGAATGGTCACATAGCTAATATAGAAGTTATGATGACTAATCCTGTAGGTGTAGGAGACCATCCTACTATTGTAGATACTATAGTAAAAGAGTTATCTGCACTAGATAGTGCTAATGGCAAACTAAATGTATTAGTAAAATATTTAGAAAGACCTAAACAAGAAGAAGAAACTAAAAAACAAAAATAACTTTAACTTCCATAAGGAGAATATGATATGCAGAAAAAGAATAAAAAATCTAAAACTAGACAAGAGAGGGGTTTAGGCAAGTATGATGCTCCTCTTAGTCTGCAATTCAATCAAGGGTTCAGTGCTTTCAAAAGACGAAAGTTGATAAACCCTTTTAGTGACAAGACTATGCAGTCACGAGAATGGCAACGAGGTTTTAATTCTGCTTACTATGTGCAATTAGAGAGGGTAAAAAATGCAGAAGCTAGAAGAAGAGGTGAGAAAATACATGCAGGATAAATTAATAATAACTGAAGTTATAACACCAGACTTATATGAGAATTATGCTAGTCAAACAGCTATATTCCCAAAAGAAAAAGCCTTAGAGTATTTAGCTCTAGGCTTGACAAGTGAGGCTGGCGAAGTCGCAGGTAAGGTAAAGAAACTTATACGTGATGGTGCAGATGTGGAAGGTTTGGAAGTAAAAAAACTAGCCATTGCATCAGAGATAGGTGACGTACTTTGGTACTGTGCTATGATGGCTAAAGAGGTAGGTGTTCCATTGAATACTATTATGCAAGAGAACTTGAGAAAGTTACATAGTAGAAAAGAACGTGGTACATTATCAGGGTCAGGTGACGAAAGATAAATATATAAGGCTATGGGTAGTTAACGTCTAACTATTCCATAGTCCACACCAAACTGCATTAACATTCCATAGTCATCGTCTTGTATGTCAACTTCAGGAAATTGTTTCTTAAAACCTTCTACTATAATTCTTCTATCCATAGCAGGTAATCTAAAGAATCTAGCTTTTTCTTTTCTAATTACATCCTCTGCTGTATCATAATCTTTTTCACCCAATGCTTCTTTTACAGCTTCACTGCGTATAGCATTCAATTCTATTCTTAAAATCTTTTCTCTTTCATAATCATTGGATAATCCTGCGTATTCAGGACTGTTTATAAAGTCTGTTAAGTGTGACTTGATACCATTAGCAACCATTTGCCTAGCTTCTCTGTTAGCTATATTATCTTGTACCTTTACAGGAGCTACTTCAAAGTAGTCTAGACGAAACCTATCTAACTCTTTTTGTGCTGTAGTCTTTTGTTCTACAGGAGTTAAACCTGTTATCTGCCTAAACATAGGCATTGTGTTTCTTATGCCTGTAGTTTTATATGGAGTAGTTTGAGCAGGTCTCTCAAAGAAACCTTCCCCATCAGCATGTGCCTCCATTGGAAATGATCTAGTAGCCTGCTTTAAAAAGTATGGTAAAAATTCTACGTCTGTATTATCTGTTAATAATCTTGTGTCTGGGTCAACAACTTGGACAGCATCTTTTAACATGCCTGCACCAACAGTGTACGTACTAAAATAGTTAGCAATAAACTTTGTAGCAGCCTCTTCAGCTTTGTTACCTTCTAGTGCGTTTTCTCCCACAAAAAGATCAACAATACCATCAACAAACTGTAACCCTGTACCTGCCCTAGATAAACCACCCGATAAAGCTTCAGTTATTTCTCTAGTTTTAATAGTTCCTGATACTTTGTCATTATCATGTAGAGCAGTGCCTGTTAATTGTTCTATCTCTCCTCCGGGTCTACCTTTTCTAAACAGAAAGTCTGCGACAAACGCATATGCCATGAAAGGTCCTAGAGATGCTCTAGCATCAAATGTACCATGACCAAAAGGATTCTTATATTCATAAGCACCTGTGTTCTCATCACCAAGAGTTGCTCTCATTCCTAGAAATGCACCTATCATTGCTAAACCGGTTACTTGTTTTCCAAATCTTTCAGCAGAATTAGTTTTATTTAGTATTCCACCCAAGTCTAGCATACCAAGTACAGGAGCATGTTCATAAACAAATCTAAACTGATTTACAATATATCTTGGGAAAGGAACAAAGGCAGAGCCTAACTGACTAGATGATGCTTGTATAAAGGTATCAGCTGCACTATTAAATATACCACTCTTACCTCTAAACTTACCAGTTTGGTATGTAAAGTCTAGTGCTTTTTCCATAGCTCCAGCTAATGCTTTGTCATCCATAAGCTTAAAATTACCACTAGAAACTAAATCACTTAGACCGTTGATTCCCTTTTTTGCAAAGACATCTGCTGCATCTGTTTTAATTAACTTGTCTATCTCACGAGAAAATATAGCAGACTTAAATACATTATCACTCATGGTATTAAACTTGTTCATAAACCTAGCAGTTTTTAACATGTTACCAGAATCAGGACCTACAGAAGTTCCTATATCGCCTAACTCTCTGAATAATTGTTTGGCTATATCTGAATTGCCTAGCTTGGGGTCTCTAAAAACCTTAGTTAATATTTCAGTATCTATTCCTTTTAATCCAAATACCATATCTTTTAGTAATAAAGACTGACCACCTGCTCTTAATTGTGCTGTACCTTCTTTAACTGCAAACTCAGCAGATTTTCTCAACTCGGCATCAGTGCTATTTTTTGCTAGTTGATATGAGCCTTTTACATAATTGAATGCACCTGCACCTAAGTTATCCAAAGCATATACATAATTACGCATGTAACCATTGGTAGTGTTTCTAACTGTTGTTGCGGCTTGAATAGTCATCATACCAATACGTGTCTTGTTTAATGCCCTAAAGAAATCACCAGCCTTGTTTAAAACTAAACCTTTGTCTGCTCGTTGCATAACTTTATTTCTAGCGGCTTCTGTAGTATCTCCTAATGTAACAAGAGCCTTATCTAAATCTGTAAGCTCTTCAAATAACTTTTTACTTTGAGCCTTTGATATAGTACTAGCTGTTTGTAGAGTTCTACCAGCTTGAGACATTTCTGCTGCATACAAAGCTCCAAACTCTGTAGCACTAAGATTATGTGCTTTTAATATACCCATAAAATTATCTGTGGATAGCTGTTGACTAGCTATACCTCTAGCTATACGAGATGTTATTCTTTCTTCTAAATCTTCTTTACTGCCTTTGATTATCTTTACATCTTTACCATCAACAAATTTTACTCTAGGCTCAATCTTGTCTACTATTTCTCCTGCAGCAGAACCTATGTTTCTTAATATCTTTTCATCTAAACTAAGCAGAGTTCCTTTTTCAGGTGCGTTATCTAGCTTTAACTTCTTACCAACATTCATATTAAAACTGCCCAGAGTTTCATCTAATGACTTCTTTAATACACCTACAGAAGCTTGAGCAACTTTACTTTTTAAATCCTTACCCTTACCAAATTTTTTACTGCTAATTGTTTTGTATACATGACTAATATTATTAGTACGTGCTTTTATTTCTTTTGCAGTAAATTGTCCTGCTACATTACTGGTAAAAGCTTTACGTGAACCTGTAACACCACCTAAGACACCTCCGGGAAGACCTGCTATAGCACCACCTAATGCAACTGTGCCATAATCTATCTCATCTTTTTGATCCGTAGTAACACGAGTTTGTTCTTGGGCAGCAACAGTTCCTGCTCCACCTAGTGCATCAACAGTAGCACCACCAATGGCAGTTTTATAACCACCACCTATGAATGCTTGTTTAGCAGTGGCTAGTTTACCCATTTGTTCTGTGCCTTTTTGCAAAGCTTTAGTAGACATCTTGCTACCACTAGCTTTAGCACCACCTTTTATTATTTCTTTAATGCCAAACTTGATACCTTGTTGAGCTGCTAATGCTCCAGCTTTACCTGCACCAAAAGAAAACATAGAGGCATAAGTAGATGGAGCAGTAAATACACCACCTAAATAGTCTGTCACAGTTTCTGATGTAAACTCTGTATCTTGATTCTCAAATGTAGACATAAGCCTACCCATACGTTCAAGACCTTCATCGTCACCTTTGCGTTCATAGTCTTGTGCTAAATACATATCACGCACAGCAGACACTTCATTCACGTTCTGATAACGGAAGTGTTCTAGGTATCTGTCATATATATCTTCATTGTTGTCTGACTGATAATCTTCTCTGTCATACAAAAACTGTTTTGCATCATAGATGAAGTCAACATCATTAATTAAGTTTTCTTTATTTAATTGTTCCTTAGACATCTGCGTGTAGGACATTAATATTTACCCTTGTGTTAACTGCCTAAATACTTTTTGAGCTTCTGACATAGAAGTTCCTTCATTTTCTGCTTGATAAGACTTCACAAAGTTTTTCTCTACTTCAGTAATTCTATTTTGTCCTAAGTTAGGGTATCTATTTTTCAATTCCTTTAATTCACTTACATACTCTTGAGAGGATTTAAGTTCGCCTACTTGTACTGTAGTGTCTTTCTTGGTATTATCTGTGTCTACTTCTTGACGTGGAGGAGATTTAGGGTTAAGTATCTTTCGTTGTTCATAATTTAAATACTCAGACTTTTCATCTATTTGTATTGTATATTCCCCATTAATCATAGTACCTATTAATTTTTTATTTCTTATAATAGCATCATTTATCTTTCTAAAATTATCATTACCATCTCTTAAATCTCCACCCTCAAAACTAGCTCTGTTTATAAAGTCCGTATAGTATTTCTTAGAAAAATTCAATATTTCTTTCTGCTTAATTTTAGTATCAGCACCCTCATAAACACCGTAGCTACTTCTTTTTTGTTTCATGTCATACATACCAGTAAGAGTTTCTTCTGTTTTAAGTTCTATTCTATCTAAGGTTAAATAGTCTAAACCCTTTTTAGTTCTTAGACTTTTTGCTATTCCTTCAGTAATGTCAATCATACTTTTAATATCAGCTTCTTTTTTAGGAGTTAAAGTACCATCTTTTTCAGCATTAGCTAACATAGTTAGAAGCCTAGCTTTTTCTTCTATAGGATTTTCTTTTATGCCAAGTATCAGAGGGTCTATTTTACCTTCTAAGGCTGGGGGTAATTCAATAGTTTTTGCATTTACATCTATACCTCTAGCTTTAATTAAAGCTTCTGCTTTAGAAGATATTTCAGAACTTCTTTTTTCAGAGCCACCAAAGAAAGGCATCTTCATAAATCCAACAGCAGCTGACTCACCTAACTTTGATGCATCGGGAATAGACATTGGAGTAAGAGTACTTTTTGTTAAACCACTTAATGTTATAGCAGTAGGAGTTCCTGACTCATCTGCAAGTAAAGACTTAGTAGGATGCTTACCATACATTCTAAATGATTTATTATAATCTTGAGCTACTTTAAATGCACCATCCAAACCTTTTAAGTTTATTAATGTTTGAGCAGCTTGTAATGCTTGAGGATGTTTAATGCCTTGCTCACCACCCATGTTAGCAGCAATGTTTTCAACAAGCTTTTTATTCTCTTTATACATCTTGTCAAATTCTTTTTTGCTTTCTACAGCACCTTTATATGTTTCAACAACTAAGTTGTCTATATTATCTTGAGTACGTTTTCTGTCTTCTTGGATACCAGTACTGATGGATTTAGCTACACCACCAACAAGACCTTTACCAAAGTTAGTATCTAAACCTAATGATTTACCTAAACTACCTAAAAATGCCATTAACCTCTCCTTGCCATTAAGCCTTTGGGTTGTTCCATAGGCATCTCTTCTTGTGTCTCTTCTGTAGGCATTGCCTCTGCTTCTTCTTGTGGTTGTTGCATCTCCATGCCTTCATCCATATCTTCTACATCGCCTATTTCAGATTTCATATCCTCAATAATTTTGTTAATCATAGAAGGTCTTGCTTCTTTCTTTGCATCCATACCTGTTACATAATCTACGTCAGCAGAGTCTCCTATCAAAGCCATAACTTCTACTAGTATAGGTATCATCATCATACCAACATCAACTGTGTGCAATCCTTCCATAACACTAGATAATTGCATGGTGTTTGCTACTGTTGTTAAAGGCACTTTCATTGCCATTACATCAAGTAGCTTGTTTTTAAATTCAGGACTAGACATCTTTTCTATGTAGTAGTCAGCAGCCTCATCTACAGTAACATAAGTAGGAGGTGTCTGCCAAGGTCTAGCACCTAGTTCGTGAGTCATCCCCATTCCCGGAATAGGTCTATCAAAGGATGTTTCATCAAGCTGTTTCATTTAAACCATTCCTCTTTTTATTTTGTTTTCTTATTGCCATTACTATTTCTTTAGCTCTTATAGTTGGTGGAGTATCTTCTTTCTCATCAACAGGTGTAAAGTTACCTTTCCTAGCCATCATACCACCAGTTTTTGGTTTTTCTGGTCTTTCTGATGGAAGCTGTAGTTTTTGCATATTACTTATTATTCTTCTTGCTGGTGCTGTGAATGCCATTGTTTAAAATAACCCCTTTATTACTTCTTTGCCAAGTTCTCCAATTAAATCACCTACTGCTCCACCTGCCGCAGAATCATTAGCCATCTGCTGTGCATCTCTTTGTGCATCAGCACTTAATTGTGCCATAGCTAATTTATTAATTCTGTCTAGTTGATTGTCTGCACTAGTCCATGCCCACTCCATAGTATCACTATAGTAAGACCAAAGATTGTCATAGGCTTCTTTAGATATGTCTAATACAGCATTGGCATTTAATTCGTTGGCTCTATTAATTGCCGCAGTATCTGCTGTAGCAACTTCTCTTCTCCACACTGCATTGTTTTGAGCAATAGCTAGTTGGTTGGTTGCATTGTATTGGTCACGTTGATTGTTCATCTCTGCATTAAATCTCTCTACAACATTCTCTTGACCTGCATTAAATTGAGATTGTGCATTAGCTTGTGAAGCATTGAACTGAGATGTCTGCGATGCTAGATTAGCAAAAAACTGATCTGTTTGATTCTTTGAAGTGGCATTAAACTGTGAGGCAGCATTTTCAGCAGCTTGGTCAGTAAATAATGACTGCACTCTTTGTTGAGTTTTAAATAAATCTGTTTGCTGTCTATTGGATAAGTTAGCCATTTCTGTGTCTAAGAAAGTCTGTGCATTTTTAACGGAAGCCTGTTGTCTGTTATTTAAATTAGCAGTATCTAAGTTTGCTAGAGCAGCGGCTTCAGCCATTACTAATGCTTGATTATTATTTAAGTTTGCTAGATTCATAGTGTTTACTGCACGACTATTTTCCATAGCTATGTTTTGCTCTGCTGTAAAGTTTTGATTAGCTACGTCACTTATCTTAGAGGCATTCTGAACCCTCGCTTGAAATGCTTGGTCAAATTCTTGCCCTATAAATTTAGCACGTTGCTCTGCTGCCAACATTGCTCTTGCTTGTCTATTGGATAAATTCTGTGCTTCAAAACTAGCCATTGTTTGAGCATCTGCTTGTGCTATAGGAAGTGCTGATTCTAATGCACCTTGTATCATGGCTTGTCCTGCCATTGAAGATGCACCCATTCCTCTAGCTGCCATCTGTGACTGAACACCTCTTAGTGTTGCCGCAGCCCAAGGTGGTGGATTGTTAGCATCAAAGCCTTCAGTTAAGGTTTTAAGTTGTCCTTGTACTGTAGCTTTTTCTGAGGGTGTAGCTTGAGCTGCTTCTATTTGTTCAGCAAACTTAGCGGCTTTTTCTGCATCTGCAACACCACTAATTAATTCACCTTCTTGTATTTCTCTCTGTACAGGGTTTTCTAATAATGTTGCTTTACCTTGAGCAGCATCTAAATTTCCTACACTAGATTCTGTTTGTTGAGCAGCAATAACTTTAGTTTTAGGGTCATTAGGGTCTAGTTGAGCTGCGTTTAAAGCATCCAATGCAGTGCTAACACCAGTAGCTGATTTAGCTGCTGTTGTAAGATTAGCATCTACTGCTGCCACAGGGTCTGCTTTTGTGGTGTCTGCTTTAGCAGTATCTACATCTACTGTGCCATCAACTTGTCCAATGCCCTCATCGCCTCTAGGGTCTATTAACTGACTACCTGTAATTTGTGTGCCTACGGGTATAGTTGTACCTCCCTCTGGTAATCCGGGAGTTTCTAACATCTTAGCTGATACATCTCCTATTGTATCACCTTCTTCATAGTCTGTTTGAGGAACATTAGCTTGAGGTAGTTGTCTTGGATCAGCAGATTCTTCCATACCCCCAACAGACGGTGGTATTGGGATTTTTGGCATTAGATCAACACCTTTTGGGTTAGCACCACCTTCAGCAAACCTACGTACAGAACCACCACGAGCCATCTGTTGTGCCTTACTTCTATACACAATCATCTCACGTTCTTTGTCAGGGTTTGCCTTTATGTAGTCATCAAACTTCTCCATATCACCCGCATAACCCATGCGAGTAGCTATCTTCTGTAATCCTTGTGGTTTAAAACCTTTAAATACTGCCATTATCTAATACTCAACACTCTGTCTAATTTATCTTCTAATCTATGCAAAGCTTCCATGACTCTGCCGATATCTTGTCTGACATCTTCTTTTGTTGCATACTCTTCTCGTGTCTTGTTTAGAAGTATCTGCACTCGTTTAACCTCTTGAAACATCTTGTTAAATGCCCATCCAAATGGTACAACAACCATAGTTAGAATTATATTCCAGAATAACATTGCATCCATTTCCATAATTTAACCCTCTTTGGGAAAGTTATATATTACAGCATTGCCACCATCTTTAGGTGTGTCAAACAGTGCCTTGAATCCATCTAACTCTGAACAATCATTAATAGCTTTTTCTATTGTGACTGTTGCATCCCTAACTGCTGTTCTAAATTTGGTAACATCAGAAGGTATAGCAGTTCCAACTTCAGCTTTCCTAGTCACATACCAATCAGTATTCTTTAGCATGTTATTAGCTGTTGTTTTTGTAGTAGCAATCCACGTAGCTTTGAGGTCATCTATCTTTCTTTCAATATCTTTTGCAGTATAGAATCTATTATCATAACTAGTGTCAGGTTCATCTTTCCAAGTGATACCCCATTTCTTTTTATAGGTAGGTGAATATATACTTACCCAATTATAGGGATGTTTAAATCCTTTATCATCAGTAAAACTCTTACCAACTTTTAGAGTTTTTCCATTTTGTAACCACGCCATTATTGTCTCCTATCTTGCATTAGCATATTTAAAAGGGTTTTCAGCAAATGCCATGTATATATATGTTCTGCCACTTCCATTTATTTCTGCACCAGTTCCTCTTGGTTTAAATCCATTAGACAGTATGTCAATGTGATGGGTTGTTGTTACACTACCTTCATCATTTGAAAGATTTGGGTGCATATTTATATTCGCAGGGTTTATTGGATTCCTTACTTTATCATGCAAAAACCAATTAGTAGAACTATTACTTGAACACTTGGTAAGAATAAGAGAAGCACGAAAGCCTAAAGGCACAAACGTACCATCTGCCGAACCATTTCCAGTATAACTGCCAATACGACTGTAACCCTCTACCTCTGCGAAACAATACGAAACATATGTGCTTCCACTTGACCCATTAACATCATTGTGTGTTCCTAAAGTTAAAACAGTTGAAGATGGTAATGTAGTAGAACTATTGTTTCCAAATCTATCATCTAAATTAGATGTTTCTCCTGCAAAAGTTTCATTTAGATAAATATATTTAGTTGGGTCACCTCCGTGCCAAACAAACCATCTTTCACTGGCAGACCTTTTCTTAATTATTACCATTTGAGGTGCAACACCTAATCCGTGTCCTACTGTTGCTCCTGCTGAATTATTTGATGTATAAGTTACAATGCTAAACCCTGCATCTGTGTTTGCTTGTACTGTACTTGTTATAGAACCATCTGTATTGCTTGAGGTTGTGCCACCATTTGCTTTCCAGTTCCAAGCTACAAAAGTTTCATTATTTTGATTTACATCTCCTGCACCAGAATTTAAACTAAACCCATCACTTCCAAATGCTGTTGCATAATAGGTTGATGAAGTATCTTCTGCATCAGTTCCATTAATTTTAAGACCTTTGCTTGCTCCTCTACTAGAATCCGTTACCCTATTATTACTTCCATAACTTCTTCCTTTAATCCAAACCCAATCAGGCTTAAAACCAACACCAGTTATGCTTTGTGTTGAGCCATTACCAGTATAAAGAACTGTATTAAAATAATCATCAGCTTGTGTATCAGCATTAGGACTTATGGTTGGTTCAGGTAGGTTAGCTGTGCATAATGCTAGAAAACCTGATGGTGGTTCATAGTAGAAGTCACCTATACCATTTCCATCTGTGTTCCCTTGTGCTGTTTTATTTCCTGCAAAAGAACTGTCTTGTCCAAAATTTAAAATACAACTTTCATCAGTATCATATAATGAAATTCCTATTGCATAATCATTGGTTGGTATTGAACTAATAGTATGAATCAAAGAATTATTTTTATAGAACTTTACTTCTGAACCATCAAAAGACATACCTACAATATCAGTAGCAGAAAATGTTGCACCACTACCACCAACACCATTATTGTTATACCAATTACCATTACTTAAATATTGCCAAGAATTTGAAGCAGAACCAAAAATAGCATTGCCCGGTGACGCATTATTTTGAGGTACTATTGCAATACCAATATTACCATTACCAATACCAACTAATGATAAAAGTTCAACATACCAAGAACCAGTAGGCATTACAAAAGTGCTTCTAACATTTTTCCAAGAATTACTTGTTGATGCTGATTTTAAATTACCTTCGCTTAATGTTGCTGCAGTAAGATTATCTAAAGAATTAAGGGTACAAAAGTTATTCTCAGGACTATCAGGCATATTTGAATCAGGTCCTAATATAGCAGTTGGTGTATAATGATTATTATTTGTACTCGTATCTGCACCTAATCCATTAGCATCAGCATCTGTACCAGTTTCTTTAAATTCTAGCAAATGCCCATTAGTACCATATGAGCCAGTATATTTCTTTGGTATCCATACATCATTTTTTGTTTCACCAAAATAACTTGCATCTAAAGCTATCCCATCAACAAACTCGTATCTTGCCATGTAACCATCAAAGTGACCATAACCATCACCTATTCTATGTTCTACATTACCACCTATTGC